CATTTCTCCTGGAGCCCATACAGTAATCATAGGTCCATTGTTCGAATAACAAACCTTTCGTACAGAATATGGAGAAGATCCTTGTTTCGCATCTGCTGGTTCAACAGAGCAATCTAAAGCACCAACACGAATAGCACCTGAAGTTTTAGTATGAGAACCACTGAATCCCTTTTGAACTCCTCCAACTCTATTAATATAATTTGAAGAATATGAATACCAATTATCAAAATCAACATCAGTTTCATCTGACATTTTTTGATTTTGATTTCCACTAGCAGAAACAACTATTACCCCAGCAGCAATTGCATTTTCTGCAGCAGAGTCAGATGTAGTACCAGATTGAACTGGAGTATATTGACCAGATCCACTATATCCAGTCAATGATGCAGTTCCAGAACTATTGTATGAAAAAACTTTATGATTTCTACAAGCGCCTCCAGATGCAGGTACCGAAAAATTACTACCAGTGCCAGTATATGTTAGAGTTTGACCTCTATATTGATGGGTATACTGTACTCCAGAAGTATTCCCAGTACTAGAAGTAAAACCATAACTATTATTTGTTATGGTTGGATCTGGATCTGCATTTTGAGAAATCTTTTTAGCATTATGAAAAATAGTACACGCATTTAATGCTACAGAAGCATCCAAATATCCACCGACGCCCCCAAGGGAAATTCTTATCCCCCAAACATTACATTCAAATGCCAATCCAAATGATTTACCTCCAATTTGAGAAGCACATGCAGTTCCATGCCCATCAATAAGTTGATTGGAATTTGAATTTGTTGTCTTCGATGAACAATGTTCCATCGTATAGAGAGAAGTAATAGTCACGGTTCCCAATGAAGCAAACTCTGGTGACCTAGATGAAGTGTTTGACCACCAAGCATGAGCAGCAGTTGTGTCAATTCCGACTCCCATAGACACACCATCTATGACTTTGTTATACGTATATCCATTAGATTCAAAGTAGGTAGGATCAACCTTATATGGTCCATCAAGTATCAAATCTTTTGTTCTATATGTCCCATCATCATTTTTGAATTCTGGATGGATATGCCCAACTCCACTGTCGATAATAACCGCATCCACATTTTTTCCACTCAAAGAGTATTCAACATCAGTTGCATGATACGTTGTTGAAGTTATCCCCACTCCTTTAAATGGTTCACTACTTGCATTATTTGCAAATAAAACCGACCAATTAGAACGTATTCCATTTGTATGTGTTATTGTTTCAGAATCAAGTGCTGCTGGCAAAGCAGGTTTATTGAATGCAACAGATTTTCCCCAGCGAGCAATACAAAGATCTGGTGCTTGAGGATATTTTTCTGGATTTAATTCAACAGATTCTATTTTCGAATGAGTTTTAAGAATTTCAGATTCTTCTAAACTCATTGAGTATATTGCTGACCTCAATGAATACTCTTGATTATTGATACACTCTATTCTTCTATTAGGAATTCCATCAATTTCATTTTCTTCAATAATATAAGAATGCACTTCTTCCCAGTCTTTTGGATCCTTTACAATAACAATATATTCATCAATTGGATCAGGACTATATTGAATAATTTTTGTATCTTCAGAAGATTCTAATTCTTCAATATTATCAACTGGTTTCAATCTTGCCATAGTCTTTGTTCTTACTCTGGTTTAGGATACTTTTCTTTAACATCCAAACATTTTTGAATGTACTGTTGGATCTGATCCTGATCTCCCTTCACAACTCCATCCAAATACTCTCTAAAATCTGGATATTCAAACTCACGAAGTCTTTGATATTCTTTTGATCTTTCCTCATTTTGTAAGCGTTCAAGTTCATTTTCTACTTGTTCTTTGCTAAGTGCAGGTCCATTTTTCCATTCTATTCCTTCATAACATTCACCAACTACACAAATTACTTCTTCGTATGCTCCAAGAGATCTAATGGAATCTAAAATAGTAATCATTTCTTTAACTCCTTTCCTCTAATGTCATTTGTCCACCTTTTGATATAAGACTCCCTGTATTTGCAAAATCAAGTGCAGTGAATACATAGTAATTCCCATTGGTGTTTTGCGCTCTGGCATATATTTTATATATTTGATTAGATGCAGATGCTGGCGAATCCAAGTATGAGAATGAGATAGTTTGACCAATATCCTTTCTAGCAGTAGCAGATATGCCTGCATCCCAGTCTCCAGCATATGCTGAATATTGAATTATATCCTGGGATCCATTATATCTTGTCAAAGCAATTTCCATTAGTTGTAATTGACCAACATTAGAAGAATTCATATAAACTGGAATAGTAACCGTAACCATTACCTTACTGCTCGCAGAAGTTGGTTTTATGTTTCCAACAAGTCCAGTAACGGCATAATTAGTAGTAAGTGTTGTAAGAGTACCATAAGTAAAAGCGTATGTTCCAGTACCAACACCAGAAACACTAACTGTTGCAACTCCATTACTTAGTGTAGCATCAATTAATGATCCTGTAAAGTTAATTGTTGCAGCGGTTCCTACTGGTGATCCTTCATTTTGTACTTGAACTCCAACTCCAGTGGAAACAATATTAGTTAATCCAGATCCATCACCAACAAATTGAGTTGCACTTACAATGCCAGTAGCACCGTACATTGCGATAGCAGATCCTACTCTGCTATTGTCATTTACACTTAAATCATGATTTGTAATTGTTACTTGACCAGTATTAATATTAATTGTATCTGTTGTTCCCCTTTGAATTTTTAACCCAGAGGATGATGCGCTTTGTATTGCACCAAGCCCGCCATCTGTTGTAAAAATAATTTGGTTATTAGAAACTCCTATTGTAGAAACACCAGTGACATTTATCTGTTGTGCTGTTAGGTCAGTTACAGTGGTAACTCCTAGTGTAGAAATACCAGAGACAATCAGATTTCCACGAACATCAAGTTCTGATCTTGGTGTTGAACTATTAATTCCTACCTTACTTGGATCAGATGAACCAGTATTATCAACAAAGAAAGGTCTATCATTATTAAATAAATTTTCTACGTAAAAATCTTTATTGGAAACTCTAAAGTCCCTATTAAAGATGCCAACGCTAGATGAACCAAGGTTCACCATTGTGTGACCAAGAGGAGTTAAAATATTAAAACCTTCGGTGAAATAAACATTAGAACTTATTATGTTTACAGTATCACTAAATGTAGAAACACCAGTTGCTTCTACACTACCAGTAATATTAATGTTACCAGTACCAGTTATATCATTACTATTAAGATCTAAATTGCCACCTAATTGTGGAGAAGTATCTTCTACAACATTCTGTAGTGCTGATGTAAGATAGGTGCTTGAATCGACAGTACCGTCTGCTTTCAAGAACTGTGACGATGTGCCACCAGACCTGATAAATGAAGATGCCGTGACGACACCAACACTCATTCCATTACTTGATGTGTTTCCTAGTGTTAAGACACCATCAAGAGTTTGTGCCTCAGCAGTTAGATAAGTGTTGCTATCGACAGTACCGTCTGCTTTCAAGAACTGTGATGATGTGCCACCAGACTTAACAAAAGTGGTAGCAGTAATAACACCAGTTACATTAAAGTTACCAGTGCCAGTAACATTCTTACTATTAAGATCTAAATTGCCACCTAATTGTGGTGTTGTGTCTCCTACGATTTCTGTGGTAATACCAGTGAGACTTGTATAAGGATAATTAGTTGCATCAGATAGGTCAAATGCTGGTGTAGCATCAGTTCCACCTAGTGCTAGACTTACACCACCATAAGAAACTGATGAGTTATTAAGAGCACCATTAGGGATAGATGTTAAAGAAGCACCAGATCCACTAAAGGTGGTTGCAGTAATGACACCAGAAGTATTAATTGGTTGATTGCCAGGAAGATTAACACCAGGAAGATCAATATCGCTAGAACCATTGAATAAAACACCACCAATATTTCTTGAGGTTTGTAATACAGTAGCAGATGTCGCATTACCAATTACATCACCAGTGAAAGTAGTGGCAGTAACAATACCAGAAGCGTTAATTCCCGTTACTGTAACATAATCGGGCAGACCAATCGTAACTGATGACTGTTCATTTCCAGAACCAGATACTTCTATTTCCCCAGAAGTACCAGAAATAGAAGCAACATAAATACCAGTAGTATCTTGACCCAATGTAACACTATCTGGTTGAATAGTTGCTGCAATAGAAACATTTCCAGTACCATCAAAAGATACTGCATGTCCAACAACATCTCCAGTTATTTCAAAAGTTCTTGCTGTCTGTAAAGAAGTTGCTGTAGTAGAATTACCAGTAAGACTTCCAGCAAAAGTAGTCGCAGTGACAATTCCAGATACCTCAGCATTACCTGTAGCATTAAAGTCACTTGTATAAAGATTCCTACCAACAGTTAAATCTGTACTAATTGCAACATTAACAGCATTAATGTTTATATTATTGGGGGAATCAATAGTTGGAGTTCCAGTAGAAGAACTTTCAAATCTAGTAGCAGTAACAATCCCAGAAACATTTATCTGTTGTGCTGTTAGGTCAGTTACAGTGGTAACTCCTAACGTAGAAATACCAGTAACGTTTAGTTGACTAATAGTGGTAATTCCAGTAAAGGATGCTCCAGATAAATTTGCTTTGTTCCCTAAAGAAGTAGTAATAGTTGTTGCAAAATTTGGGTCATCTCCTAAAGCAGCGGCTAACTCATTAAGAGTATCCAAAGTCCCTGGAGCACTATCAACTAAATTGGCAACTGCATTATTAACAAAAGTTTCTGTCGCATAACCAACTAGAGCATTATTAACATAAACTTCTGTTGCATACCCATCTACGATTCCAGAAGTAACAAAACCAACTACTGCATTATCAACATATCCTTCTGTTGCATAACCAACTACAATACCCGAAGTAACAAAACCAACTACAGCATTATCAACATACCCCTCCGTAGCATAACCAACTAAAGACCCAGCGGTAATGAATCCAACACTATTAGTTAAATCACCAGTATCAGATGGAATCGTAGGTTTATTTGTTAAATCTGCATAGTCACCAGAGAAGGTAGAGACACCAGAAACAGCATTATCAACATATCCTTCTGTTGCATATCCTACTACGATTCCAGAAGTAACAAAACCAACTACAGCATTATCAACATATCCTTCTGTTGCATATCCTACTACGATTCCAGAAGTAACAAAACCAACTACAGCATTATCAACATATCCTTCTGTTGCATAACCAACTAGAGCATTATTAACATAAACTTCTGTTGCATACCCATCTACGATTCCAGAAGTAACAAAACCAACTACAGCATTATCAACATAACCTTCGGTGGCATATCCTACTAGTGATGTGGGGGTAAATTCAAAGACACCAGTTATGTTACTATAACTTAAAGAATTTATTCCAGCAGAATTTACAACTACAGATAAATCTGTCAATCCAATACCACTTCCACCAGCAGCAGTGAGATCTGCAGCAGGTTGCCATTCAGAACCAGACCACTTTAAAACTTGCCCTGCAGAAGGAGTAGAAGAACTAACATCAGAAAGATCACCCAAACTGGGTTTATTTGTCAAATCATTATAGTCACCAGAGAAGGTAGAAACACCAGAGACAGCGTTATCAACATACCCCTCTGTAGCATAACCAACTACAATACCCGAAGTAACAAAACCAACTACAGCATTATCAACATATCCTTCTGTTGCATAACCAACTAAAGATCCAGCGGTAATGAATCCAACATTATTAGTAAGGTCTCCAGTATCTGAGGGGATAGTAGGTTTATTTGTTAAATCTGCATAGTCACCAGAGAAAGTGGAAAGTCCAGTTAAATTTGAACCATCGCCAACAAAAGAAGTTGCAGTAACAACTCCACTAAAAGATGCTCCAGATAAATTTGCTTTGTTCCCTAAAGAAGTAGTAATAGTTGTTGCAAAATTTGGGTCATCTCCCAAAGCAGAAGCTAATTCATTAAGAGTATCCAACGTTGATGGAGCACTATCAACTAAATTAGCAACTGCATTATTAACAAAAGTTTCTGTTGCATAACCAACTAAAGACCCAGCGGTAATGAATCCAACATTATTAGTAAGGTCTCCAGTATCAGATGGAATCGTGGGTTTATTTGTTAAATCTGCATAGTCACCAGAGAAGGTAGAGACACCAGAGACAGCATTATCGACATATCCTTCTGTTGCGTAACCTACTAATGAAATAGAGGTAACGTATCCAGCAATTGAGTGATCTCCCCAACTATAAGCAGTGTCCCAATTTACTATCTGAGTTGCAGTGATACTGGTAGCAGCACCAGTGAATGTGTTAACTCCAGCAACTGCGAGATCTACATACGCTTCAGTTGCATAACCATTTAAACTAGTAATAACTCCAGTTAAATTTGAACCATCACCAGAAAAAGAGGTTGCAGTAACAACTCCAGAATATTCAGCGTTTCCCGAAGAAGTAATGGTTAAATTATTACCAATAGTTATTGAATCATCATTGCCATTTATAGTTACAGATCCAGTTCCAACAGTCAGGATACCAGCAATTCTTGCATCACCAGTGATATTAATATTACCTGTACCAGTAATATCACTACCGTTGAGGTCTAAGTCACCACCAAGTTGTGGTGTTAAGTCATCGACAATATCAGATACACCGCCACTAGCGTCTGCACCAATCCACTTACCAACTGAACTATCATATTTTAAAAACTTACCATTAACTTTTGCAGAATTCCTATCAACATCATCTAGAAATTCAAGGCGAACTTCACCGCCACCACCAAGAGAGGCGAGTTGCTCTTGAAGTCTACCAACAAGTATCTGATAATGTGTTTTTAACTGCTCTAATGTTATTGGATTTGTATTTAAAAGAGGATCATTGGTTTCAATGTTGTTTAGATTTTCAGATAAAACTCTATATTTTTTAGAAAGTTCTTCTAACTTAGTTTCTATATGTACTAAAGTTTTTGGTCTTTTTTTAATTTCACTAAGCAGTTCTTCCCTCAGCGAAACAATATCTTCTGAGTAAGTGGAAACATATTTCTCAACTGCAATTTGAATTTCAGATCGATATATATCCTTAACAAATTTTCTGGCACTAAAAAGTTCCTCATCAAGAGTTTCTTTATATAATTCTTCTATCTTATTTCTAGTGCTCTTTACCTGACAATCTAAATGCTCGCAAAGTTCATCTTTTAAATTTTTAATTCTACTCTCAACACGAAGTTCAGTAGTACTTAAGTGTTTTTTATATTTTGGGATATCATTTTCAACAATATTATCTACTACCTTGTAAAGTTTTACTATTTCATCCTTTACTACTTTTATTTTATTGTCACTAGACTCTTGAAGTTGTCTTTGAATATCCGAAAAAACACCATCAATATTACTAAAAGACGCTGAAATTTTTTCCTCAAGATTATCATCTTGAAGATCTTTTGAAATTTTCTCCACTTCTTCATTAATAGAAGAAATTTTATTTACTTTAAAAAATTCCGATGGTTTCTTAAGTGCCACTTACTATTTTCTTTCTTTTCCTAATATTTATTATACCCTATACTCCTCAATTTTGTCCAGCACCTTGTTGAGATACTTATGAGCGATTTTTTTCTCTCCAGGATATCCTTCATCAGAATCAACCTGATGCTTCAACTTAAGGACATAACACTTCAATTCTTCTTTATCAAGTTGATTTCTTGGCATGACATAAAAAACTCTGCCCTGTATATAGGACAGAGTTAAGTAATGTTACCTATTGCATCAAACAGATGCGGGTTCCCTGACAGTTGACTTAACGTATTCTAATACTGCTTCGGGTGTTGATACCTCGTATGGGTCGGTGTCTGCGTTGTCACGCATACCGTCTTCAACGAACATCTTTTCAATGACTCCATTCTCAACCACAGCAGCATAACGCCAACTGCGCTGACCAAAACCGAGATTGGATTTGTTGACCAGATAACCCATTGAGCGAGTGAAGAAAGCATTTCCATCGGGGATAAGTTTTACTTTTTCAATGCCCTGCTCTTTGGCCCAGGCATTCATCACAAAACCATCATTAACAGAGATGCAGTAAATATCATCGATACCAAGTTGAATAAACTCTTCATACTGCTCTTCAAATCCAGGGAGTTGATAAGCACTGCAAGTAGGAGTAAATGCACCAGGTAGACTAAAAATAACCACACGCTTACCAGTGAAGAGATCCAAGGAAGGTTTAGCAACAAACTCTCCATCTTCACGGAATACAAATTCTACTTGGGGGACTTGATACTGTTCTTTACGCATTTTTACCTCCATCAGAATACGCCAGGAATCAATTGACCAGTGGTAAAGTAAGCACCAACACCAGCAACGAAACCAATCATTGCCAGACGTGCATTGAGGATCTCTGCCTCAGGGGTGAATCCGAATTTTTTCATTTTTCTTCTCCAGATTTAGTGAGTAGTGCTGCCCCTGCAAAAGAGGCAAATAAAATTGCTGCAAGGGCAAGTAGTTCCATTAAAGGTTTTCTTCTTGCTCGGTAAGGATGGTGCAGTCAGACTTGGGATATGCGACACAAGTCAGCACCCAACCTTCTGCGATTTGATCGTCGTCCAGGAAGGACTGTTCTTCATTATCAACTTCACCTTCAATCAGTTTGCCAGCACAGGCGGAGCAAGCGCCTGCTTTGCACGATGAAGGAAGGTCAACACCTGCTTCTTCAGCAGCCTCAAGGATGTACTGATCCTCCTCACATTGAATGACGGTCTCGGAGCCGTCGGGAGTGCGGAGAGTAACATTGTATGCCATAGGTAAAAATACTTAGAAAATACCAAAGAACAGTTTACCAGTAATCAAATAAGATGTCAACCCAGAAATGATTCCCATCATTGCCCAGCGACCGTTATACATTTCGGTGCTTTGCATCGGGGTCATCAAACCCTTACGATTGTATTCTTCATATACCATTTGTGGTTCTTTCGCCCACATATTCATTTGACCACGGTCATTAGTTGTTACGGTCATTGTAGTTTTGTAAAGAACTGTTACACAATTATATAGCAAAAAGAAAGAGGTGTCAAGCACCTCTTGTTACGGTTTCCCGATAAAGTGTATTACATCGATACTTATTATCCTGGAGGATTTTCTGTAATTCTTCCTAGATATGGATCATAATTCATAAGACTTTTGATATCCATGTCTGGACCTTTTATTTGCCAATGCTCCAGAAGTCCATTATAATTTTGCCTGTGAATCAAATCAACATGTTCTGGATGAATAGATGAACCCAAAGAAATTTTATATAAGAATAAGGGGATAGAAAAAGTATTTCCAGAATTATAAATCAAATCATCTGCAACTGCACGAGGTTTAATACCTTGATCCAACTTATACTTATCTCCACGAACATGATGTCTAAGTAGTTTCTCCGCATGATGACGAGTGATCATATATGCAGCAGTAGAAAAATCATTAACAAACCTTTTGTGTAAGGTAACATGAAGTGGGCCAGTGCAAATTATCGCTAACTGTATGACATCATAGTCATATGGAATTAATCCATAAAAATCTTTCCAAGTAAAATCCCAATTCTTAACAATTTGAAGGTCAACATCATCTTCCATAAAAATAGCACATGGAGAATCAGATGTTTCCATCCAATGCTTGATTGCCTTGAGGTGAGAGGTAGTACAACCAATCTCACCAGAAGTCATGTTTTCTGGATACTTGCCCTTGATAATATCACTAAGATCGTCAAACCTGCCATCGTATGCAGAAATACGTTCATAGTTTCCAATCTCCCAGTATTTCATCTGAGATTCCATGTATTCTCTTCGATCTTCCTGACCATCCAAGTTCAAATAATAAATGGGAGGAATACCTTGAAGTTTATACGCAGATTTATTTTTGTCCATATTTTTTCAAATAAAATTGCTTTTGGTAATAATCTAAAAGTTGTTCTTTGTTCATTTTCTGAATCTTATCCCATTCACTCATATTAATATCCATATGTGGATTATTAAACCAGGAATTCTGCCCCCTTATATGTTCTAAGTGATAGACATATCCATCTACTCTTCCCACATTATACCCTAAAGTATTATATCTGTAAAATCTTTCCTTATCCTCTGGTGCATATGCTTTAAAGTTTTCATTTTCCATACCACCTTCAATATAAACTTGACGATTGAAAAATTGAACCCAACCAAAATCAGAAGTATGTAAATTTGAATTTTTATCTAAACAAGAAAAATTATAATCCTGCAAAAATTCAGAAACTACTTCGTCATCTGCCTTTACTTGATATTGATACATTCCTTCAGAATATGGATATACAACATCATATGTTTTATTCAAAATCAATTCATAAGCATGATAATAAGAATAAATTGGAAGCAACACATCACAGTCATAATTAACGACTATTTCAGTATCTGATTCCATAATCATCTCATTCAAAACTCTTTGTCGATGGAACAAAGGTTTATCATCTTTATGAAAAATATGTTTTACATTAATATCTTCCTCAAGTATTTCTTTTAAAATAGGAACTGCTTTCTCCTGAAATACAGAATAAGAATCAACTTCTTTTATGATGATATTCGTATTAAAGTTTTCAAGCAAAAATGCTACTATTGTAATAACATTTCTAAGTCTATCATCAGACTCAATGCGAATAGGTACAATAAATGTTGCTTTTTCTAAATTAATTTTCATCTGGGTATTTCCTATTCTTACAGAAGTCTGGATACTTGGACTGTAGATATTTTAACTCACTAATATTAATTTGCCAACCCCCTTCAGGGTGTTGAAAGATACCGTCATACTGTGAGGTTGCATGACTACTGATCCTTTCATTATGATCTCGGTTGGCAACCAATACATCTTTGATGATGTGCGGCATACCATGTTCCCATCGCATCCTATGGTAGAAGTCTGTGTCAAGAAACAACTTGAGATTCTCATCAAATTCAAGTTTGCACTCATTCAAAAATGAGACTACAGATGGACTGCTCAGGAGGTTTCTACCCTCCAGCATATAGTCAGTCCACATTGGGATTTTATGCTCATAAGTATTCTCTCCATCACGAGTGCCACAGAACCCACTAAATGCCCACTTACACCCAGTATCATTATACGCATTCTGAATAATCTCTAAGGCGCTGTCATCAACGAGAACATCATCAGAGAACATAATCTTGATAATTCTTCCCGTACACTCGCTGAGGGCGATATTAATATTTTCGCAAGGAACAGTTCCTTCGTATCTGACATAGGTAAAATCAAACTCATCAGAGTATTCTTTACAAACATTTAGAATGTTATCATTCTTACTCTGATCCGATACAACAATATCAAAATCACGGAAGGTTTGATTCTGCAAAGTGGTCAGCAATTGCCTCATCCACTTCGGACCATTCTTCCCACGATCATGGGTGGGAATAGCAATACTAAACTCTGGCATCAGATTCTCTCCCAAGACTTAAGAACAAGATCGCTATCATCAAGATTTGCTTGAGGACCAAACCAAACCTTTGGTGCAATCACCTTTGCACTATCTGCCAACCATGCACCCCACCAAGAGAATGATGAGTTAGCAATAACATGAAAACTACACATTGTCATTAAACACATGTCAATAAGGTTATTATATGTTTCGGATACATTAAATCTATCTGGTTGAAATAAATCTTGATTCATACACCACTCAGGATCATCAGAAAAGATGATAACTGGTACATCTTTAGGAAGTTTCTCCAATGCTGCTTCATAATATTCTAGAGGACAGAGGGGATGATAACTTTGTTTTTGAACATAGTCGCTGCGACGAACATGCAAAGAGATAGCATCTTCAAATGGGAATGACTCTTCACATGCTTTGCGAATACTTTCTTTGAAGGTAAACTCTTTGCGAATCTCATCTTCAATATGCTTGAAGTATTTTTCTGTCTGAAAAAATCCATACAGACTAATGTGATCAGGACAAGTATCAAATAGTTCTTGATCAAAAGTAAATGACTTTTCTTGTCTATACTCCATAAAACCTGCTCCTTCTCTGGCACTTAAATCAAATGCCATAAAGAGTTTGTGCTGATTCTCTTCATCAGTAAATTCCTCCTCAGTCTTCGGACCAGAAGGAATGCAGATGTCATACTCATGCTTTGCTGCAATACCCATCAAAGCAGCATACTGAAACATTTGATTGGCAAAGCGCCCATTCCTGCCAATGTAATTAGAACCAATCATGATAGTTCAACTCCTGGTGGTAACCGATAATGAAATCCAAATGGCGTAATACCTTCACATTCTTTAAGTCTATTCTCCTGTGAGAACCTCACTGCAACATCTACTGGTGCAAACTTACACCCATGTTCAACATAGATGTGTTTATTATGAACACATACATTACCATCTCCATGGTAATTTACAACTCCTGGTGGCATCTTATAGAAATCACTATTGTTTATTTCCCAAGGAACCTCTACATTATTTGGCACATCAAGAAGTTTTTTACTCATCAAACAAAAACCACCATTACCAACACGTTGTGGATTTCCCCATGGATCCAAATAAGAATCTTTTACTAAAGGCCATGGAGCACCAATGTAATCATATTCCAACCATGCATCATCCCATTTCTCTGGGAATAAAACAAAACCATCCGATTGAATTAAGAGACAATGAGATGTATCAATATGTTCCCCAACTTTGTAGATCCAGTAGTAATTATAATCATTATAATTATTAACTTCCATCACTGGTTCTTCCAGAATGATACCATCTGGTTCAAGTTGAGATCGATACTGTTCTATTTGTTCTTTGGAAGTAACCATTTTAATCGCACCATACTTTATACCATTCATGCTGGTATAAAGTGCTTGAATAGTTTCTTCTATTTTGGGGGTATTATCAAAAGCAAATAGAGTTACATCAGGCAATTCAATCATTTTTTAAATCCCCAGAAATAAAGATCACAGTGCTCTTCATGCACAGAGAATTCATGAGAAGAAAATGTTTCTTCAATGTCAATAACTTCTCTAATGTCTTCTTCAGTAAGATTTTTATAATACTCAGTTTGCCAATTTTCATGCTTTGCACTAGGCATAACAGTCCAGGTAGGATCTGTTCTCAACATTTCTTCTTGTTGAGATCCAAGACCATGAACAGGTCTACCAGTAGTAGCACAGGCAAACAAAAAGAATCCTCCAGATTTTAACATACGGATAGCATTTTGAATAGTCTCCTTATAGTAAGGATTATGCTCAAAACACTCACTCGATATAATTACATCATAAGACTCATCTGGAGCATCATATTTCTGTGCTTCGCATACAATATCAACACCTGGACCTTCCTCAATATCTAATCCAGTGAATTCACATTCGGTAAAAAGATATTCATTAGTTCCATTCAAATCATAAGATCCAATATCAAGAACTTTTTTCCCAATGAATGATTCTGGAAATTTATCCTTTACAGATTGAAAATAATCTTGTTGTTCTTTGTGAGACATTTTATTTAATTAAATAAGAGTACTTTTCTTTGTTGTTAACAATGTATTCTGGATAGGAGTGATTAATAGGAACTGTTTGATATGCAGCATAATTTCTCCCCAAAGGATCTTTATTATCCTTAATTTTTGATACGCCAATTCTAATTGTATCAGTGTTTGATTCTAAGTGTGCAGCACACTCTAGTTTCTTGATAATACGATCTTCAACTGAGAGTCCTTCACTCCCAACATAACTCCAGTGCCAACCACCTGGGAAAATCCTAGAGTTAGTTTCCCGTTCCTGCTTACTTCGCAGTTCGGACATTGTGTACCTTTCAAGAATTGACTTACTGAAAAGTTTTGTACCTAACCATCGAGCACGATCCTCAAATCCCCAATCAGGAGTCATTGCTTTAATATGACCAGTAGTTTCTACTAGATTTAGATATCCAATGCAGTTCTCTTGTGCAAAGTGATAGATGACATCCTTCTCAAAATAACTATCGATTTCTTCGATTGCTTCTGGATTAGGAACTTCATCTACATCACTCCAGATAATTGCATCATTATCTGATGCTTTCTCCATGACAAGTTGCTTGATACTATTCTTCTGAAAGATATCCCTTTCATAAGGATGAAGACGAGGATCTGTATTATCCTCAACAATGTTGTGAATAATTTTATCCTTGAACTTAGCAAACCTTTCTTTGTTCTCTTGATAATACAATGGTTTATCAAGACCAGAGAAAGTCTTGGTTGCTTCACTCAGAATGAAATAATCCACATATGGATCTAACACATTCAGTCGAATTTCCAGAATATCAAGTTCATTGAAAAATGGAAATACATCAATTACTTTCACGATCCCTTCCCTCAATACATGCGGAACTCTGATACAAGTCACCAAACCTATCCAACCACAACCATCTTTCGTCATTTACAATCGAGTCGTATGGTCTCCACCAACCAGTTGACCTAGACCAGTCAAACCAATACATTGGTGCAATCACATTCTCCAGTTCATTATTTGTCCAAATGGGCCAAAAAGCAAATGTAGATGAGGATATTATAGCATACTTTGCTGTATTGAGAATACTATAATCAATTGAAACAGGACCACCAGTGTACTCATACCAAGAGATGAATTTCTGATCGGGATCTTTTTCATCCGAAGCAGCAGAACCAACAACAGGAACACCAGGAATCATTCTCCTTGCAGTGTTAAGATCATCAGTCACAATCACAAACTCAATGTCTGGATTATTTTTACGCATATGAGTCATCGCAGAACGATAATACTCAGGAGGAAGCATTGAGTGCCCTGTAGTATAGTCTCCACCCCTCAACTGAATCACACAAACATTATCTGATGAATAATCCCTTACTTTATACTTGTCATCATAAGACAACCAATCACAAATCTTATCTCGGTAATCTTCAATGTATGACATTCTCTGGAAGTTACCATTGATGTAGGTATTATCCTTTAGTTCCCAGAGATTTTTATCTGCTCGACCAATCTCCCCCATGACTTCGGGGAAAGGTTCACACACTTCCTTATAATAATGTTGAAACTCATGTGATTGTTGGAAGTGTAAGTCTTCTTCAACATTTAAATTTACTTCTTTTCCCCAATCAAAATCAAGAAATTTTCCTCTCCAACCTGGATAACTGATTCCATAATCATAACCGAGACGATCTGCAAAAACTCTACAAACAACTGCTCTCCAGATTTGATTACCAAGTCCAGCATGTTCATGAATACTTGCTGCTAACATAATTAAACTCCAAGTTCTTCTGCGATTTCTTTCTTGATCATCCAAACATTTCCGCCTTCACCCCAAGGACCTTCCACCATTCTCTTATGAAGAATTTCATGAAGGTCTTTATCAATGTAGGTAAAGAGATCTAGATCATGTTCTTTACAAATACTATGACTAAGATCTCTGAGATAGTAACATTTATGGGTTTCTTTATATTGTTCTACTACATTCCAAACATTATAATTATCAAGATTTGGCCAACCCCTACCAAACTCAAACTGGACATACTTGATATCTTTGATAACATCGTAGTGCTCAAGGATATCAGGTTCACATCCTTCAATATCAACTTTCAAGAAATCAATCTTACCTAGGATTTTACACTCCTTCATGACCTCATCAAACTTCCTAACCTTGACGGTAGTCAGATCACTCTTCCTAAATCGATGCTCTAGAATTGATTCACTATCATCATCGTATTGAACTTCTTCATTACGATTAGAAAGACCAAATGCAAAGACCTTGATGTTCTTGTTTCCTTTGACTTTTTCATTCAGTCTATCGATGAAATAACTATTTGCATCGAATAGATATGCCTCCGCTGTTGGTTTAATTTGAGAATACTCATCATTTTCTCTACACCCAATATCAACTAATACGTTGATATCGTCTTTGAAATATTCAAATGCCTCCAGTTCAGGTAATGGCATACTATACGCTAGATTTTGTGTCATGTTTACCTCCTATGATAACGATTACTATATTTTTTACGAAGGATTGTTAGTCCATTGTTCCAAGGAAGAGTTGACCACTCCCAAAACTGTGGATTAAGTTCTGCTACTGCACGATAAGGACCACCACCATCCCATTGAGCGCCGCCATGAGCAAGGTCACAGTGATAGAAAGGATCAGTTCCACCATACATCAAATCATGCAGAAGAATGATGCTGCTAGGTCCAACCAGTCCATCAAGAAGTTCAAGTTGTTTTTTGACATGAGGATATGAATGCCAGTCATCAACATAGACAACATCGATCTTCTTATCCTTTGGCCATTCCTCTAGGAACTTAATGCTGTCCTGCTTGCAGAAAGTGTAATGACCATTGTTTGGTTTGTATTCTGAAGGGTCATTGAGATCAACAGACCAAAGATGTCCATTGTTCAATTTTGCTGCCTCATACAGAGGTTCACTTGTGTGACCTTCTCGCACACCAAGTTCAACAAATGTTTTTCCTCTAGATGCTAATGCAATAGAAAAAATTGAAATGATGTGTCGATCAGAATCAAGGTCACCGTGAAGTGCCTTGTCGCAGAACTTGTCCAAAAACTTCATCAGTTGTCCTTCCAATACTCATACATATCCTTTGTCACTTCATACTCCATCTGCTTCACTTTTCTGTTTGGTTGCTTCATAGCCCAAACAAACATACTTTCAATAAGTTCTTCAAGGTTAGTTTCATCCTTGAAGTCTAATACGGTCTTTGCTTTCGTGTGATCACAATATGCGTGTTTGACTTCATGGCGTGGTTCTCCATGCTCAATAGGAACATCATAACCATATTTCCTACCAATCTTTTGTACTGTCTCTGCAACTTCGTTGAGTGTAAAATATTTATCCGCACCAATATTGAAGGTTTCGTTGTCGTAATCCGTTAGAAGTTTATCAAAGGGTTCCAAGTAATATTGAATATCAGAAAATGCACGAGTTTGCTCTCCATCACCATACACAAGAAGAGGTTCACCAGTTAAAGTCTTACGAATAAAAATACCAATTACATTACGATACTTATCCCAAATATTTTGATAAATTCCCAAAACATTGTGAGGACGAATAATATTATACCGCAGACCAAACTGTTCATGTGCCAACTTCAAATCACACTCTACAGCATACTTTGCAATGCCATAGGGATCAACTGGAGCAGGTTGCTTATCCTCAGTAAAAGGTGGTTCTTGCTCTCCATAAACCGCCATACTAGATGTAAAGATCATCTTGGTATCATTCTTGATACACTCATTGACCAGATTGGTAGAGCAAATTAAGTTGTTCCGATAATTGAAATTACGAATAAAAGGAGAGAGTCCTTCTGCAGCATAAGCAGCAAAGTGAAGTAAAACATCTGGTTTATGTTCATCAAAAAGTTCTACCACTTTCTTCCTATTCTCAAGATTCAACTTGACAAATGTAAAGTTCTCTCCTTTGGGGACAAATGCTTTATATCCACCAGACAGATTATCAATACCGATAACCTCATGACCGTATTGAAGTAGGTGTCTAGTATAATTTGCGCCAAGAAGTCCAGCGCATCCTGTTACGAAAATTTTCATAGTGTTATCCAATTAGGGCAATAAAGATCTTTTGTATTTTTGTCCTTGTATGCAGGACCAAACCACATTTTAGGTGCGATTACTTTTTTATATGGATTCGATTGCAACCAAGCACCCCACCAACTCATGGAACTATTTGCAATTATAGCATGAGAACACAAAGACATCAAGCAAAGATCTGTATATGGAGTATATGATCCATCTTTATATTTTTCTTGTGGTTCTGAAATCATGAATCGATCACCAGAGAAGAACTCTTGTTCCTTAACCCATTCAGGAGAATCAGAAAAAACAATTACAGGTTGAGTATCACTAAAGTGGGAAAGTGCCTCTTCATAATAAGACAATGGTTGAACAGGATGCTGATCCCCACACTGAGTATAAGACCACTTAAATCCACGAGGATCAGTCAAGTTTGGATCTCCACGACGAACGTGAAGCATGATTGGTTCTTCAGAAAGAAATTGTTGTATAAATTCAAAACAAGGTGCGATAATATCATCATGAAATGTAAAGTCTTTTCTGATAACATCTGCAGCATGAGCAAAATATCTTTCTGATTGAAAGAATCCATAAAGACTCAAATTATCAGGACAAGTCTCGAATAGATTTTCATTAAAGTGAAAGTACTGTTCTTGAGCATAAGTTTGTGCTTCGACAAATCCAGTCCGAACGTGATCCAACTTAAAACACTGATGAAGACTGTAGTTTTCAATACCCTCATGTTCTGCTGGAGGAATGCAAATCTCATATCCATGTTTTTCTCCGATACCACGAAGAGCGGCAAACTCAAACATCTGGTTTCCCAGTCTGCCTAGATTGCCGAGATGATTAAATCCAATCATTCTTTCACATACTCCTTTTTCATTTCATCAAATACTTTTTGAATGCCAGCACCGAGGTTAGTTTCTGGCAACCACCAACCAGTAATAAAGTTATCTGCTTCGTTTCTCTTATCCATTTGAACGCTGTCTTTTGCAAGACCAGGTTTGATTTTTACATCATACATTCCAATTCTATTAAAGCACCCCTGAATAGTTGCTGCAACATCCTTAATTGTATCAGATCTAAATGATGTGATATGGAGAGGATCATCAACACTGAAATCACTGTAGCATTCCATCACTGTTTCAAGTGCTTTGCAGCAGTCTTCTGCATACAAGAACTGACGCTCTTCTGTGCCATCGGTCATCATTTCAAATTCACCTTCTTCAAATCCTTTACGAATGAAGTCAGTGATAACATGAGACTTCTCTGGATCTTTCTCGATACCATAGACATTCCAGAACTTAACAATGCGTCCATTCAAGTTCTGAGTATACATCTCACCCACACGCTTCATTACACCGTATGGAGAGTAACTCATGTTACTCATCTGAGATGATGCAAAAACAAACTTCTTATGATACTTCTTCAGCAGGTCAAACACATTGACCATGATACGAGCATTGTTGTTGATGAAGTCAAAGGTGTGCTGATACTTCTTCAGGTATCTTGATCCACCAACATCAAATGCAAGGAAGAAAACAAAGTCTGTATCCATGATAACCCGATGCAATTCGGGATTAGGAATAGTTGTCATGTCCTGATGGACACCATTGACAACATCAAACTCATGAACTTTATGACCTTTCTCACGAAGGTATTCAGTCAGGTAGGCACCAATTTGCCCACCCGAACCTAGAACTGTAATTTTCATTTAATTCTTTCTTCAAGATCTTTACGAGCGGTATCACCCAATCCATCCATTTGTTCAAAGAAAGCAAGAGACAAATTAATATTATCCTGCGAAATCGTTGGACTAAACGAACCAACTGGATCATAACCATACTCCATATTTAGGATGCGTTGGAAGTTGTCACCTTGGAAGATGTCTGCCCAACACTTCTCGCCAATGGTAGGAACAGTGTCAAGATAGAAGGAATAGATGATCTGCTCAGTGGTTCTCTGACTACCAGTAATAATCTCAGTGTTTCCAAAGTTGCACTGATTCACAAAAGCAATAGCAGACTGTGCATCAATACCAACTTCTTCCATGCGACCAGGAATAATGCTGATATATCCAACATCATAGGTGCAACACTTTAGAGCAGTAGAAGAATCAGCAAGACCAGTGACGTTGGTGATGACATACTCATTATATTGATTAACATACTCAAGCACTCGCTGATATGGAGGAATCTTCATACCAACCCTACAGGTGCCTTGAGTAGCATCAGTAATCATCTTGGCATACTCAAGGATCACTTCAGGGTCAAGGTGAGAATAAGGTGCTTGAATGTGAACCTCACCAGCATTGTCACCACGAATATCCGCAATGAGTTTACCCATCACAACAGAGTGATCCAACCACTCATCAAGGTGATACTTATCAAGTTTACTAAAAGCATTTGGATTAGTGGTTACACCACGCACCCACTTTGGATCAATATCAGATCCATACTTATCCATAGTAGACTTGATAAAGTCTACATTAGCAGTGTCAAAGAAAAAATCTCTCATAGTTGTTCCAAAGTTTTGTTAAAAGTATTCCAGTCTTCTAGTTTGACTGCTTTGTCATCGACGTAAAAATCTGCAACAGGTTTTCCAAAGTGAAGTTCATCATAAGGAATACCATGCCTATCCAACCATTCTACCACAATAGGACATTGATTGGCAATAATTTTACCAAGATTATTATTATGAGTAACCATATTTCTGGCAGTCATAATAATAATATAATGACCTTCCGCCTTTAGTCTCTGAACTGTTTCAATTGCTCCAGGAATTGGTTTTACATCTCTGTAGTGTTCATCTTCTTTTCTCGTATAACACAGAGTGCCATCAAGATCAAAACAAAATCTATAGTGTTTCATAAATCTCATTCAGTATTTTAAGACCAGTAATAAACATGGACTTCTGTCTTTCGAGACTATCATAGTGTCTGGCACACATTCCAACAAAAATACATCCTTCAATAAGTTTAATCTTCTGATAATCAAACTTATATTCCTCAACTAAGTCAACAAACTTAGAATTAATTTTATCTTTGTTAGACTCATTCCTAAAATCAAGGAAAAATTTATTTGATTCTACATCTACCTGAAACTGATCGTAGATAAAATATTCATATCCACCACTACAGGAATGCGAAATCTTTGCCAAATCATAATAAGGATCACCAAAGAACTGGGTTTTTCCAAATACGCCTCTAGGATCAATCATTTTAAGAATCAAATCCTTTGTGATTGGATTAATTCCATAGAGTATGTTACTAAAGCAGAGATCACCATGAATGTAATAAAAGTTATCTTCAATCAGTTTGGTTTCAATAAACTCTTTGAGTCTTCCCCAGATTACATTGAAAGATTTTAGAGGTTTGCCATTCAAAACGAACTCTTCTTCAAGTCTCAAAGATCTAAAGAAATCAA